TGATGGTTACATCACAGACCTAAATGAGTTGTCAGACGCATTAAAAGATGTTGCTAAAGAACAGAAAGAGGTTAGTGATGCTGTGGAAGACACAGGAAAATCCACAAAGAAAGGTGGGGGGTTTTTAACTGAATTTGGTAAGAAAGGTAAGTCAGCATTTGGAGCACTAAAAGGTGCAATTGCGGCAACAGGTATCGGACTATTATTAACAGCATTTGCTCAACTTGTAGAATGGTTTAAGAAGACTGATACGGGAGCAAAGATATTACAAGGTGCCACAGCTGCAGTAGGGGTGGTATTTGAGAAGATATATAACTTAGTAATATCATTAGGTGAACCATTATCAAACCTCTTTGAGAACCCCTTAGAAAGTCTTAAGAATTTTGGTAAAGCGATTATAGATAATATCGTAAATAGGTTTGAAGGTATCTTAGAATTGATACCTGCTTTAGGTAGTGCAATAGGTGAATTATTCAAGGGTAACTTTAGTGAAGCAGGAAAGATAGCAACTGATGCGGTAGCTAAGGTTACATTAGGGGTAGAGGACTTTTCAGATAAAGCAGTAGCAGCATTCAACACAGCAGTAGATGCGGTTACAGCGGTTGTTAATGAAGTCAATGTTGCAATTCAAACCACTAATAATTTGGTTGATGCAAATAACAAATTTGCTGAATTACAGAATAGATTATTGGTTCAGAATGCACAAATTACCAAAGACTTAGAAGAACAGAAAAAGATTAGTGAAGACACTACAAGGGGATATGATGAAAGAAAAGAGGCATTAGATAGAGTTATTGAGGCTAACGAACAATTAGCTAAAAACGCATTGTTGGAAGCACAACAGAATGAAAACTTAATAAGACAGAAGTTAGCTCTAACCAAAAATGATGAGGATAGACGGGAGTTAGAGGCGGAACTAGCAACAGTTCAAGCAGAACGAATTGCAAGGGAACAGGAGGTCTCTATTATTGAATTGGAGTCAGCACAGTTAAGAAGAGAGTTAGACCAGGAAGAGTTGGATAGAAAAATGAGTATTAACGGTATGATAGAAGATATGAGAACCGCAAATATTCAAGATGAAGAACAGGCAGCACTTAGAGCATTAGAATTGGCTGAGGAGGCAGCACTTGCTGAACTTGAATTGTTAAGAGCAACTGATGAGGAAAAGGCAGCACTCAAAGAAGAATTTGAAAAACAAAAAACTCAAATTGAAGAGGAATATGCGCAGAAAAGAGTTGATGAAGCAAAAGCTGAAGCCGATAAAAAGAAAGCAATAGATGAAGCTGAGTTAGCATCTAAGTTAGGGGTTGCAACTTCAGCCTTTGATGCGATTACACAGATAGCGGGTGAACAATCAGCGGTAGGTAAAGCGGCAGCAGTCGCAGCGGCAACAATCAACACATATCAAGCGGCAACAAACGCATTAGCTAATACACCAGCACCTCCACCATTCCCACAAATAGCCGCAGGTGTTGCAATTGCATCAGGTTTATTGAATGTAAGAAAGATATTATCAGTACCCACACTTAAGGGTGGACCATCGGTTGCACCACCAACAATATCAGCAGGAGCAACACCACAATTTACATTACCAACAGCACCAGGTTCAGCAGGTGAAGATATAGATATTACAGGAAGACAGTTTGAACAACCTCAACCAATACAAGCATATGTAATAGCTAGTGATGTTACATCAGCACAACAAGCAAATCAACAAATAGAAAACCTTTCAAGATTATGATGGACGAAAAAATAGATAGAATTGTAGAACTTGATATTGATGACGAACAATTGGATGATGAATTGTTTGAAGATACTGGTGTAGAAATAGTTAGTATCGTAGATAGACCAGCAATACAAGCAGACTTTTTATACTTTAACGAAGAAAAGTTTGTTGAACCAACCGCAGGTGAAACAGAACAAGACTTTATTGGTAGATGTATGAGTAAATTGGATACAGAATTTCCTGATGAAGAACAGAGATTAGCTGTATGTTATTCATATTGGGAAGGAACAGAAGAATTATCTTGTGGTGATGATTGTAAGAAAGACTACTACACAGAAGAGGAACAAAAAGAGATTTTAATGTATGCAGAAGACGATAACAATGGTTATTACATAGGGAAGGATGATTTGTACATAGATATGACCTTAAACAAGTTTGCAGGGATTGGTGATGTCATTACAGCAATCAGGTCATTGGATATATTGAAAAGATTATCAATTAAGAAAGAAGAACCGCCTGAGGTATATTGGAGATATTCAGGTCCTAAAGCACAAAGGGATTTTTGTAAGGCGATGTTAAGACTTGCTGATAGAGGTAAGATATTCACAACCGATGAGGTGAATAAGATGAGTTCATTAAACAGAGACTTCGGACCTAGAGGTAATTCATCATATTCAAAGTTAGAATGGAAAGGAGGACCTAACTGTGTTCACTACTGGACTAAATTGGAGGTATTTAAAGGAGATACAGGTAATAAGGTAATCATTGCATCAAACAGAGCAGATAACACTAAGGAAGAGAAGGCAATGAAGTCAAATAACCAAAGACAACCATCACCTCAAGGTCACACACCAAACAATGCATTCTTAAAGAAAAGGAATTTCTCATTTAATATTGATGAAGAAAAGAGGATTGTGATGGGACCTGTTATGATACCAAATAAGATGATATTGAGAAGAGATGAGAACGGGGAACCTTTCTACATTTATTTTTCAAAGAAGACCATTAGAAAGATGGCAGAAAAGTTCTTTAGAAAGAATAACCACAACAATACTGACATAAACCACGATGAAAATATAACCAATAACAATACTCTTATTGAAAGTTGGATAAGTGAAAGTATAAAACATGATAAATCATACAAATATGGATTTGCGTTACCGGAAGGAACATGGTATGTTTCTTATAAAATCAACGATGATAAGACTTGGGAACTCATCAAGTCCGGAGAACTTAAAGGGTTTAGCTTGGCTGGTGGCTTTATCCAAAGAATGAAGCCTATTGACCCTGAACAAACTTTAAATGATATAAAAGATATATTAAAAAAAGTTAAAAAATGATAAGAGAATTGATACAAGACAAAGTAATATTATTAAATGCGGGGGCAATCACAGTATCATTTATGGATATTGAAGCAATGTTAAAAATAATACTCTTATCCGCATCAATTATTTATACGGTAATAAGAATATACCATGAAATAAAAAAATCTGACGAAAAATAAGGTTTTTATATTTTAAATCAAATAAACAATATAAATCAATTAATATGACTGCACAAGAAGCACTTTACAAAATCAGAGTTATGTTAGGAGTAGAGGATACGAATGAGGAAGTATCACTTGAAACTGAAACAGAAACTGCTGAAGAAGTTAAACTTGCTGAAGCTACACTTGTAGACGGTACTGTAGTTAAGACTGAAGGTGAATTTGAAGTTGGAAAACAATTATTTGTTGTAACAGAGGAGGGGGATATTCCCGCTCCTGAGGGGTTACACGAAACAACTGAAGGAATTATCGTAGGTGTTGACGCTCAAGGTATCATTGTAAGTATAGAAGAACCAGCAGAAGAGGAAGTTGTCGTTGAAGAAAAAGAACAATTCGGTGATGACCTCGTAAATCAGATTGTAGGGGCACTCTCTCCAAAACTTGAAGATTTACAAAAACAAATAAACTCTATTAAAGGAGAATTTCACGAATTCAGAGATGGTCCTGCAACTGACAAGATTAGAAATAATATCGGAGCGTTAAACACCGCCGAGAGAAATATTCACGATGCAAGAATGCAAACCATACTTGAAATGAGAAAGCAATCTTTTAAAAAATAAATTAAATCAAAAATAAAAAATTATGGCTACAGGATTTGATGTTACAGCTATAGCAGGTTATATAGACCAGGAGTCGTTTGGACTTATTTCAAAGTCTATCTTAGAAACCAACTTAGCTCAATTTATGAATGTCCGTGTTGGACTTCAAGGAAACACAGTTGATATCCCTTTGTTAGATACTGACTTTAATGTTCAGGATGGAGCAAATTGTGGATGGACTGCGTCAGGTGATACAACTATTTCAGTTGTTCCGATGACATTAAAAAATAACAAGGTAAATGTTGTTCAGTGTGTTCAGACTTTGAGAGACACATTCTTCTCTCAGCAGTTGGCGGCAGGTGCATACAACGGTGGTACTTCTATTCCTTTTGAGGAATTGTTGGCTGACCACTTTGTTAAGAAGTTGAATAACTACAACGAAAACTACATCATGAATGGTGATGGTTCTTACAGTGGTTTAACTGACATCTTGACAGTTGCTAACGGAACTGTATCAGGTGCTACAGCTGTTGCATGGACACCAATTACTGCTGTTGATGCGGCTCAAGCAATGTATGCAGCTTTACCAGATAAGTCTTACACTCAAGATGACTTAATCTTAATCTTGTCACCTGCTAACTACAGAGCGTTAGTTTTAGGTATCACACAAGAGAACTACTACCACATTGAACCAGGTTCAACTAACATCTTCGTACCCGGCACTCAAGTTCGCGTGGTCGCGAGTAGTGGTCTTGTGGGAAGTGAGAAGAAGTACATGGGTCCACAATCAGCTCTCTTCATGGGTACTGATTTGACTTCAGACTTTGAGCAGTTCAGATTGTGGTATTCACAGGATAACGATGAGATGAGAGGTCTTATGAGATGGAGATTAGGTGTTGCTGTTAGTGAACCTAACTTATTCGTCGCAGAACTCTAATAAACTAAGAACTAAAAAATAATAGACATGTCATGCATTTTGAACACAGGCACTACACTTGATTGTAGGTCATCATTAGGTTCGGTAAAATCGGTTTTTATCGGTTCAACGACAGGACAGGACATATCTATCACTGCATCTACAGGTGTTGCAACAGCTCTAACCGCACAGGGAGGAACTATTGATATTACATCTGTTGCTGACTTAACAACGAACGGTATGTTTGAATTCCAACAACCAAGACAAACTGCGTCTCTAACTGAGACTGGTGCGTTTAGTGAGGAAAACGGCACAGCGTTTTATACATCAGTTCTTAGTATGGTTGTAAACACCTTGGAAGGTGAGAAATTAAACACTCTCAACATCTTAGGACAAAACACTAGACTCGTTGTAGTTGTGAAAGACGGTAATGATAGATATTGGACTATGGGTAACAGAAGTGGCGCAATAGTAACTGCTAGTACCAGTGAAACAGGGGTCGCATTTGGGGATAGGTCAGGAATTACGATTGAAATTTCTGGAATTAGTCCTGAACCCATGTTTGAGTTAAGCATTAGCTAAACTCAGAATTATATATATAGTGAAATGGGGGAATGTAGTGTTCCCCCTTTTCTTTGCCAAATAATGCATAAAGTATATTTATGTATGTAAAAACACAGCAAATATGGTATTTAACTTTGCAGATGACAGTAGAAACCTTGTTTTTAGGAAAGGCAGTAGTAGCGTGGACTTTGAACAAGAGCAATATTATTTATTCTTTAAGAGTAAATATTCAAACAACTATTTGACTAATATTACACCCCCTTTATTTCAATCATACGATTTTGATATTTTTTATATAAAATTAACTAAAGTGGATGATAATGAAAACTATATTAGTTTTAGTTGGGATAGTTCAGATATTGACGGTAATGGTAATCCTTTACCTAGTGAATATAATAAAGAAGATATATCAGGATATTATGATGTGGAATTAAGAGCAACGAATTTATTTCTTGTCTTTAACAAACCACTTATAACACAATTATGTAAAGTTATCAATGATTTAAGTAGTAGCGTTGATACAACAAATAAAGCGACCCGTATTGAAGAAGACGGGGCAGAATTTATATATTATAGAGGATGAACAATATAAAGATTTTAAATTTATCAGCAATTGATTTACCCGTATTCAAAGAAGTAAGAGGTAAAGATTGGGTTAGTTATGGAGAAGATAACATGTATCCACAAAAACTAATTGAATTATATCAATCAAGTGCAATTCACAATACTTGTGTTAATTCACAGTTGGATGCGATGGTAGGTGAAGGTATTGAAATGATTGGTGAAGATTATGTAAACAGAAACGATGAAACTCTTGATGACATATATAGAAAGATTAGTTATGACTTCCTATTGTATGGGGGGTTCTCATTAAATGTTATATGGTCAAGAGGGGGTGATAAGATTGCTGAAATATACCATCTACCTTTTGATAAGGTAAGGTCAGGTAAGATGAATGAAGACGATGAGGTTACACACTATTATTACTCATCAAATTGGGCTAATACCCGTAAGTATAAACCATTAGAATATCCAACCTATGATAAAACGAATACAAAGGGGGATAACGCAAGTCAAATCTATTATTGTTATCAGTATTCACCAGGTGTTGAGTTATACCCTCTACCCGACTATATTGGAGCCGTTAATGATATTAACCTTGATGCTAGAATAAGTGTCTATCATAATGCTAACATTTCAAATGGAATGTCACCAGGTTTAATTATTAACTTTCCAAATGGTGAGCCAAGTCCTGATGAAATGAGGGCATTACACAGAGATTTAAATGAAGCATTTGCATCAGAGAAGAATGCAGGAAAACTATTTTTAACCTTTTCAGAGGGTCAAGAATTAGCTCCACAGATATCAACGATAGATAGTGCTAACGATGACTATTATGTGGTCTTAGAAACGAGGATTGCAAGTCGTATCTTATCTTCACATAGAATAGCATCACCACGATTAGTAGGACTCACCGTTGAGGGTGCAAATGGATTAGGTAATAACGCAGATGAAATGAAAGTTGCTTATGTACATTACATTTCAACGGTTATAGAACCAAAACAAAAAACAGTAAACAAAAACCTTGAAAAGATATTAAGGGGTATGGGAATGAATGTAAAAATCAAAGTCATTCCATCAACATTAGATTTTGAACAAACAGTAGAAGTATTATGAGTTATGTATTATTTATATCAGAAGCAAGATTAAAAAGATTAACTGCAATTCATGAAAATGTTACACCTGAGGAACTAACACCTTTTGTTCAACAAGCTCAGGATATATACATTCAACAGATATTAGGAACAAACTTTTATCAATCATTAAAAAACAAGATAACAGGAGATACTGTTACGGGTTATTATCAGACCCTTTTAAACGAATATATTGCTCCAACCTTAGCAAACTATGCTGTGTATCTTGCATTCCCCTCATTGAATTATAAGATAAAGAATAAAGCTGTATTAACACCAACAAGTGAAGAAAGTCAATCAACTGATTTAACTTCATTGAAATATGTTAGGGGGTCAGTTCAAGATACAGCACAATTCTATGCTGAAAGAACAAGAGAATATCTTAGAGACAATCAAGAACAATTTCCTGAATATACAAATCCAGGTGTTGATGGTATGATGCCAGATAAAAACAATCCATACTTTCATGGTATATACATTCCAAAGAAATATGGTTGTGGTGATAATCTACCTGATAATCCTAATCCAATGAATTAATGTCAAAAACAAAACAATACTACGAAAAACAAGAATTAAATAAAAATACATTACAAGAAAGAATACAAAAACTTGAAGAAAAAATAAAACAATTGGAAAAATTTATCTTAAGTAAAGTTCAATAAAAAAGGGGTTCCCGTTGGAACCCCTTTGTATTGGTATTAACAAAAAAAATAAATACTACTAAAAGTAAAACTGTAGGGATATGGAGACTATAAAACGGAATGAGTACACCCTACTTTACCAATACTACGATAAATATAATATAGTAAAAAGTTGTTAAAAAGAAAGGGGGAAAGATAAATATCCCTCCCCCACTTGTATAAAACTAACGGAGCATTATTAGTCAACAAGTTCTCTGTATAACCATGGACTACCCTCACCATTCCATCTTGATAAATCAATCATCTTATCATTTACATCTTCCCAAAATCTATCAACCATCTCTGAATATCTTTCATCAGTTCTTTGACGAACTTTCTGAACTTTAGGGGTAGTAATGGTGGTGTTACCAATCTTTTGTTGTCTCAACTCTTTGAAGCGGTTGAATGCTTGCTTTCTTGAATTACTCATAATTTTATTGTTTTATAGTTTATATATATAAATATAAGGATAATTAGAAAAGTTGTCAAGTAATTGAAAAAAAATATTTATTGGTATGAAAAGAAGTAATAAGATATTACTTGAATATAATGTCACACAAGATGATATTGATGCTACAAAAGAATTCTTTTACAGTATAGGATACGATAGAAGTAAAAGTATACATGAGCAATTCATGTCTAAGTATGCTGATAGAATATACAAATTATAATATCTATCGGGAATAAAAAGGTGTTGCTAAAGAAAAGCTAGGCAAAAGAAAACAACACTCTTTTTATTAGATAAGAGTAATAAGACCTAGTACAGATTATTTCAACTGCTTCGGAGGAGGATTACCTCTATACCCATTTTTAATCTATCGTTCACGGAATGAGAAAGGTGTTGGCACTGTACTCATTGTCCCGTTCGTATTAATAAATATAGAGGTGTTAATAAAAAGTCTGAATACTAAATAAAAAAAATATATTAGTATTTAAGACTTTTGTGTTTTATGTTATATTTATAATTAAATAAACTATAAAACATTATTTAATATGGAGTATACGGTAACAAAGGACGGAGAAGTCTATAATTCAAATGGAAGAAAATTAAAACCATATCAACATTCAGATGGATATAGACAATTTAAAATGTATGATGGTGGTTGTAATGAAGCAAAGTATGTACATAGATTTGTATATGAAACATATGTTGGTTCAATACCAAAGAATATGCAAATCAATCATATAAATGAAGATAAATCAGATAATAGGTTGGAGAACCTTGAACTTGTTACATGTGAAGAGAACATACGCAAAAGGTCTTATTGCAAATTAAATATGGAAACATGTCAAGAAATAAGAAAAAGATATACAGAGGATAACACAACTTCTGTTAGAAGTTTATCAAAAGAGTATGGAGCACATGAAAGCACAATACATAACTGTTTAAGAGGAAAGACATGGAATTGATAATAGCATTAATACTCAGTTCAATAATAGGGGGGATGTTAATATACAAATATGGTGAGTGAATGGATAAACGACAATTACATTATCATCAAAGGTTGGTTAAATAATATAATAAAAGATGAAAACCAATCAGTTCAAGATGACCTATTCCACGATATATTATTAGCATTTATGGAACATCCAAAAGTAGAAGAAATTATAACAGATGGAAATGCAAGGTGGTTCTTAGTTAGAATGACATTAAATCAATCAAGGAGTTCAACATCACAACATTTCAAAACATATAAAAAATACAATTATGAATTAGATGAAAATACAATTGAAGAAGAACAAGAAGAATATGACTTAACAAAAGATATGGAAATAGAAACCCTTTTAAACTGTTTGGATGAGATGTATAAGGGAAACAATAGGGAAAGGTATTATGCGATGATTATATTACTTTATATGACCTTAGAGAACTTCTCAGAGGTATCAAGAAGAACAGGAATACCTAGAACAACTGTATCAATGAATTATAAAGAGGGGTTGGTTATATTAAAAGAAAAATACTTTAATGAGAAAAACAATAATATAGAGAAAGACAATAAAACATTAAAAATATTAAATACAAAAATACTCAAAGATTATGGAAGAGAAAAATTATCATAACCACAAAGGTGTAAAGATGAGAAAGGTAGGAAGACCTAAGGGTAGTAAGAACAAACCAAAGGAACCAGAAACTGGTGGTCCAACTCCAACACCAGTAGAACAAACAGAACAAGAACAGTTAGAAGAATGGGTAAAGAATAATAGAGAATGGTTCTTTAACTATGGAAAGAAAGACAGAAAGGATTTAGAAAAGGTTTATAGATTATATAACATTATATTCAATTCTAATAGAAGATTAGGAAGTTGTGGTGGATGTCACCTCAACATAATAAAAGAAATAACAAAGAAATATCATGGATAATTTACATTACGATGGGGGAACATATTATAATTCCCAAGACAAAAAAATAATAAGTGAAATATGTAATACTGAAATATTACCAAATAAACAGAAGTATGAACTACTAATTACCTTAATTGAAGAGATGTCAGGAACATACAGTAAAGCAGGAAATAGTGTGTGTTTTATTTTAAAAGAGCAATATGACTATGAATAAGATTTTATTTAACGGAGATAGTAAGATTGAACTACAAAAGGTTCAGAACAATAGTGTAGATTTTATGGCGACAGACCCCCCTTATGGTTATTCTTTTATGGGTAAATCGTGGGATAAGGTATTACCTGATAGGGAGATATGGAAAGAAAGTTTTAGGGTGTTAAAAGAGGGTTCTTTCATTTGTGTTATGGCTGCACCACGAACAGATGTATTGTG